AATTGTCATTCCTTGTGGGAATGTTTCGCCATCAATTGCAGCACCACCATTGGCATCTATTAACGTGCCTGTGCCTGTATCGTCTGGAAACAATTGTTCTGTTTCAGCGACAAGTCCCCCGCTACCAGAAGCAAATACTGTATCTTCTATAAATTGAATTGCGATAAATACATTAGAACCCGCACCACAAGTGACTGCGGTTGTGCCGTTTACAAATATTGAACCGGCTTGTCCCATTGCTAAATTTTGAGCTTCTACAACTCCGTATTCTCTCATTGACATATTGTTTCTCCTTTAAATGCCTTGCCGAGCGGTCATTCTCATGGGCATATTGGTTAAATTATTTATCTTTTTTATCTTTTTTTGCTTTTTTTGGCTCTGGTTTACTTCCGTCTGCATTACATTCTTCAAATCTATCTTCAAGAGATTTAATGTCATGTATTCTTTCGTTGTATTCAACAATTGCACCATTAGGCTTTTTAAAATATTTACTCATAATAAACTCCTTTGCGATTAGGCGGGATTGCTCCCGCCCATCACGTTTTTAGTTAATTAATAACTAATTAAGAAACATCGGATAAAATGTAGACACCATAAGAGTCTTTCACTTCAACCTGTCCCCAGAACCCTGTACAGACATATTTTGTCATACGTTCTGATTCTTCTCTTTGTGTTCGTACTCGGAATAAACCTTCTGCACCAACACCAAGACCGATTGCTCCTTTACTAAATGCAAAACCGGCTGCGTCCCCGCCAGAACCGACATTTTCATCAGTTTGATCTGACCAATAGACGTTAAATCCGGCAATGCTTCCAACAAATCCTGTCTGGAATGCTTCTTCGCCTTTTGAACCCATCATTCCAACCGGACGTGCAGTTGCAGTATCGGTTGTACTTGAACCCGCAGTATCTAATGCGGTGTTATGTAGTAAAGAGATAATTCCTTTTCCGCCCCACACCTGTTTTGGTGAAAGAACCAAATTGTAAGGCATAGGCGCACCGGCTGCTCTCAATTGACGCATAGAGCCAAATATATGAGATAAAGCCAAAGAGCTACCCGCTCCACATTCAGTTTGTGAAAAGGTCTTACCAAGTTCTACAAGATCGTCATCAAGTTTTGCAGCTACTGCATTACCAAGTGCCGGCCCTGCTTGTCCTTCAACATCATCGCCAGAACCCATCATTACGAGGTCACTTACTTGTGATTCGATAACGTGTTCAGAAATTGTTGCAGTACGTGCAGCAGTTGTTATTGCTACCGCAGTCGTTGCAGTTGCCTGTGTAGCAGCACTAACATCACCAGAAGTGAGTTTAGTCCAATCAGAGAACTGAACGTGGTTTGATCCTCTTGCAGCCTGTTTTACAGTCACAAGCGGATACATTACATTGCTATGGTTGAACGCTATAACCGCATCACCAATGGTTCTTCCCAGACCACCGGCAGCAGTTGACGTATTAGTTAAAGCCATTGCTTAACTCCTTTTTAATTTATTTAAAAGTTTAGTCATCATACGGCTTCTTCAACGTCCCCGGCCCAAATCCACTAAAAACACCAATAGTATCTGGTTTCTTGCCCTTTTGTACTCGCTCCCCACGTTCTTCATGAATATCAAGATATTCGTCATAAGTGACAGAAGAACCTTTATAAGTACAATCAATGTCCTTCCCTCCATCTACTGTTTTATGTTGAAGGTCATTATTAGGATCAAGTTTGTCTTTGAATATATTACCCGCCATAACCTATTTTTATATCCCCAGAGTTTTGTGGCGTATTTGCTCTCTTGTAACCTTCGGGATCAACCGAAGCCCATTCTTCAAAAGATGCGTACCCGCCTGTTGATGTTGGTTTTGAATTATCAACCGAAGCCGGTGAAGGTTTCGTTGTGACTTTTTCTACATGAGCTTCCAACTTATTAAGTGGTAACTCACCATAAATCGCACGATCTTCTTCTTCTAACTTCTCGAGTAATGATTCTCGTTTAGTTACTTGGTACTCATCAAAAGCATCTGCTTTCTTTTTCGCAACTTCGTATTTGGTATTCATTTCGCTCATAATCTTATCATATTCGCCTTTAGATTCCATTTCTTTAAGTTTGCGATTTTCAGCATCTTCCTTTGCGTTCTTTTTTAACGCATCGAGTTCTACTTTTAACGTGTTTTTTTCGTCCACCATTTCACTAAATCGTGCATAAGGAACTTGATTGACGGGCTGCTTTTCTTCACTTGCAGTATCAGCGGTGTCGTGTTTTACGTCCTCGACTTCGACTTTCTGTTCTTCACTCATTTTAACCTCTTGTTTGAGTTAGTTAATTCTTTCATTATTTGCCAACAACTTCATCAAATAATTTTAATAATTCTGGATAAATATTTGTTCTTTCACCTTTCATATAAGCACAAAAACTTTCAGCAATAAACTCTCCGTACTTATCTTTTTTGCCGATTACTGTTTGGCTTCCCAAAATGTCATTAGTTTCAGCACCATATCTTGAAATTTTATATTTCCATTCCGAATTAAATCCGTTTTCTGCTGCCTCATTAATTCTTTTTCTCCACTCCACGACTTGTTCTTGTGGAAGATGCCTTCCTGCTTGTATGCCATGTCCAGATTCGTGATAAACCACTTCTTTAATATTGTTAGCAACATTACTTCGTGAATATTTTTTTAATTCATCTATTTCGTTTTCAATTCTTTTTAGTTCTAACGCTAAAGGCCTATTAGGAGATATCTTTAATTTTTCTTTTAATTCTGAAATTGTTTTCTCACTATCTACAATTCTCTTTTCATAAATATCATCTAATTTTTTTGCTTTTGTTTTGTAAACAATATTGCTTTTTGCGTTCCTTGTATTCAGTTTTAATTCATTTCCAAAACGACTATATGCAGCACTCCAACTTTTATTTTTAGTTACAGTCGTAATTGCCCAAAATTTTAACCCTGTTTTTTTATATATTTCTTCGACAGCTTGAGTTGCATCATTAACAGCATCCATTTCTAAACCATTAAAAGAAACTCTATTATCTCGCAAGTTTAATTTTTTTTGTAGATAGTTTTCTGCTTGTTTTGTGTTTGTATATAATGATTTTTTTATTTTCTTATTTTTAATTAATGGTTTATCAAGGTTTTCGCCTTTGTAGTCTTGTGGTACTATTTGACAACGACAATTTGTTTGGCATACACTAAATCCAGAAGCCGGTAATCCTATTGTTTCAAAGAACTCAAGAGTACCTGTTTCTCTGTGTCTTTCTTCACAATCAATACAAACTTTATTATCCCCTACAGAAATCCATTGAAAATTCTGAACACCGGCATCTTTGTATTCAGTATTAACAGCATCTTTTGCGTTTAGCTCAACGCCATTCTTAACAGTATTCTTTAATTTATTTCTGAACGAACCAAATAATTGACCACCAGAGTTTAGATCGTTTAACAATGTTTGACGTATAGCTTGGTCTGCCATGCCTTGTGACCTCATTGTAGAAACTAATTCTTGTATTGACAATGTAGTCTGTGCTGCTGTTGCAGATAATTGATTTGATATAGTTGCTTGTAGATTAGGCACGTTGTATTTGTCTTTCGATTTCTAACTCTACCATTTTGATAATTCTTTTTTCTGCTTTTTGTGTAATACCGAACCATTCTCTTTTTGGCAAATTACCCGCACCAGATTGATGAAAAGCACCAACATCTTCCATCGTAACGTTTGAGTTTAGATAATTTTGTTTTCTTCCGGGATGCACATTTGCTTCTTGCTTTTGTTTTGTTGCTCTTTCAATCACAAGATTTCTCATTTTACCGGTATTGACTAATGTTTTACCACTTTTTTTCTTTGAAGGAACCAATGCACTTTTTACGCCTTGACCACTCTCTAATCTTTCAAAGTGATCTGTTTTAATTATTTGTGCAGAGCGATTTAATTCTTTTGTCAAATCCAATGTAATTTTATTTAAATTAAAGTTTCTTTCGATTGTAATTGCTTGATTAGCCACTTTTCTTTAATACCTCTTTTGCAAACTTTTGCCCTTGTTCAGCACCTTTTTCAATCTCGTCAATGTGTTCTGTTAAGAACGATAAACCAAGATTTAACAAGTAACCCTCTGTATCTTTTAACATTTCATCAATATCAATTGAAGGTAAAATATTATCTGCATTTTGAATAACCTCATCTTGAAGCTCATCAATCTTTGCAATATGATTAAGAACTAATTGTGCCAAGACGTTTTAATCCTTCAAATTGTGGTTGTTCTGGTTGTTGAGCCTGTGCTTCTTTTTTCTTATTCTCATCAACTCTATTCATTAGCTTTTTTAAATCTTCGTCTGATATGTCTGGATTAAAGTGGCGAATCAAATCAGTCCTGTCCATCAATCCCTTGTCCATCATGAACTCAAGACGTGCAAATTCTTCGCTTTGGTCAAGTGGGAACTCTACTTCTGCGAAGTCCACCGCATAATTCTCACCCATATCTTTGCCTGTATGTACACGAATAATCTCCCTATCAACTTTATATCTTTCATGCTCCCAATCCCTCCATTTAGGTATATCTGACACACGTGATTCGAGATTCTCCATTTCCATAATCTTCAAGGCAGTTCCACTTGGTGCGTTACCAGATTCATCCCATTTAATACGCAGATGATTGTTAATCGCTGTCTGGTTAGCAAATGATTTACTTACTTGAATCATCTCTGTAAGTGAGCCGGGATTACCAACAAAAGAAAATGTTTGTCCTTCTCCTAATAAAAGCACACGATCAATACCAAGTTTAATTTTAGATACTTCGTCTGCTCCTGTCACAACAGGCTGTCCAAACGCAAAACGCTCTGCCAATGCAATCTCTGTGTTAGCGATACCAATCTGAATTGCTGCACGTATTACATCAGCTGCACTTGTTGTGTAATCAACAAACGTAACAGGTATAACTCCGTATGGATTAACATTGTCCTCGTTTACTTGTATAACACGTCCCGCTTGGTCAAACTTCATATGAATACCGGGTACGCCTTCTCTTGCTTCAGACCAGAACACAAATATACGATTGTTGCGGTGGTCACGACCTACTTCATACGACACACCAAAAGGATGTGACTCACCATCTAAATAATATCTTTTGTAATTCGGTATAATATCGTACTCTACTTTGTCACGTCCAAACTTACTGCGAAATGCCATGCTTCCTGTAAGCCACGCAGTTTCATTAAACTCTCTTGTAACTGTATCCAAGTGATGTGTCATCGCCAAATAATCATCAGCTTGTTCACCATTAATCATTCGTTTGGGAGAGTTTTTGTATAACATATTTCTGGCACGAGAGAAACGTGGCACAATCTTTTGTGGAAAGACAGGTACTTGCTCTAACGTAGAAGGAGAAAACCATTGTTCTATATGTTGGTCTACGTTCCTGTGATAATAAAAGTCGAGAGCGGTATCTCTTTCTGCGTTCTCTTTTTCTTCAAATCCCTTTTGCGCTGCTCTTACTGATTCAAGAACAACCTTTTCGGATAGGTCGGGTAACACTATGTCGTTTACTGTCATCATGCTTCATATTTCCAATTATTAAATGATTTAGACCTCATTATATGAGCGTCAACTAATCTGTTTGCTTCCCTTTTAAATCTTTTGTCCAAGTACATACCATATACCCACAAACTACCAAATAAAATATTAAAAGCAATTGACACACCAAATAAGAACGTTACCACGTTACACTCTCCATGACTCTACGTCTTGCCGGGAACAACCTATTAATACCATAACCGATTGCATCACTTGCATGACTCTGATTAGCATCTCTTTTATCTATATCATTACCACGCCATACATTACGCTCGAAGTCCATAATTAGATTAGGACAGTTTTCACAAGAGAAGTTGCCTTCTCGTATTAGCTTATTAACTGAATTAACACGCTCACGCACAGGTGGATTAGCTTTAGGTGCTGATATACTATAACCCGGGTGCGACCTAATGATTTGATGATCACTCGCAACTGCTGATGACCTTCTGGCTGAACCCGAACTGTCCGGAAATATCCTTGCTTTTGGATACCTTTTGACCAATTCCTCAACCATATCATACGTTGTTGCATTCTTTAGTCTTACCTCATCAAATACGTGTATCCAATTAGGGCCTATATAGAATATCTCTGAACTCATCGCATCAACGTTGAAGTCCATTGAAATACCAATAGGCAATCCACTATTCTTTAGATCGGGACGTTCTACAACGTGCTTTTCCCTATCAAAGTCTTTGTACACTCTGCCTTGTGTAAGATTAACAAACTTGCCATACACATACGCTTCAATTTGTTCTTCAGAGTAAGCCTGTAATAAACTCTGTTTATAGTCATCTGGCAAGTGTGGATTATCAAGCGTAGAAGCCTGTATTATACCAATGTCAAGGTTAGTATCATTTGCAAGATTAAAGCCCCAATTTAATTGTTCTGGCGTACCTGTGAGGAATATCTGCGACTTCTTTGCATCTGGATGTCTTACACGTGCAATCATCTGCTCAAATACCTCTCGCTTTTGTATAAAAGGTTCATCTATAACTGCCCATCCAATGTTCGGGCCACGCAAC